AGATTTAGATGGTCTTGGTTCTACTTCTCCACCTAATTTTTGTCTCTTTATTGCATCTCTAAGAGCTTCTTCTGGATTTCCTTTATACTTTGTTCCAGAAGTATCGTATGCTTCAGCGGTTACTATTTTTGCCTTACCCTTTCTATTTGGGTTTGGATCTTCTTTACGCTTCTTCTTTGCCCTCTTCTCTCTTTCATCCTTACTCATTGCTGCACGATCATCAGCATCGCGGCAGAATGGTTTAGTCTTTTGACCTGGCTGTTTAGCACAAGGTTTTCCATCATATTTACCACCAGCCTGAACCCATCCACCACCAGAAAACCAGTCACGGAGTGAATAGTCTTTATCTTTAGCAGACTTACCATCACGCTTACCTTCTTGCATATAATCTGCAGCAGCACTGGTATTGTGCTCTGTATCTGTCAGTTTTGCCTGAACCCAAGCAGGAAGATTATCGGCATCAGTCTTCTTAGCAAGAACTCTTGCTACTTTTTGTAGATTATCAATAGACTTTTTGACCTGAGTCTTAGCCATTGAGACTTCATGGTCTTTTTCTTTTGCTTCATTCATTTTCTTTTTACGACCTTGACAATGAGCACGCTGAGAAAACCCTTTTGGGTTGTCGCAATCAATAGACTTTTTGTATTTCTCAGACCAACCCATTTTTAGGTTATAAACTATTCCTTATTATTTAGAAAACCTTGCTTGAGTAGTTTTTGAAGTTCTGATGTTGAACCAACAAAAACAGCATTGTTAGTTACTGTATTTGGACCCTTATTGTTACCAACATCTTCTTCAACATCTTTAAGTTTTTTCTGTAAGTCAATTAGTTTATCAGTTGTATCTGCAACACTTTTAATTAACTGACCTGCAACTTCATATGCTCTTGGACTCCCACCTTCACCGGCAAGTTCCATAATGCCATTGATAGCTTCCTGTCCCTTTTCAATTAATGAATACAAGTTTGCTCTTGTATACTCGTAGTCCTTTTTAATATCAGTTTTTTGGTCTACTTTTTGTATATCCTTTGAAGAAGATTCAATTTCTACAATACTACTCTCAACATTTAGAGCATTGTCAATAGCGTCAAATTCAGACATAAGTTATTAAATATCAGTTTGTTGTGTGGGACTATAAGACTTAGAATCTCCAAAATATTCCCAAGTTTCAGTAAATCCAAAGTCATCACCAGGATTGGCACTAATTGGATCTGGAACTGCTGTGTATCTAACTTCCCTCTTTGCTGTTTGTGTATTTGTATCTGCATACATGTCAACAATGACCTTACGAATAAGACCCTCTGGATTATCAGCAACAGGACCAAACAAGTAAGTTTTGGCAGTAAACTGTAATGTATATATTAATGCTCTTCTTGTTGAAAAATCACCCTCATAATCATCTTGCATTGATACGCTATTGAGAATAACTGGAATATCTCTTTTTTCTCCAATTGAATCGACTAAATCGATAGTTAGATTGAATGCTGGTTGAAAGTATGGAAGAATTTGCTCAACTATTTGTAAAGCATCATCGTTTAACTTAGAAAATATGCTAAGTTCAAAACCAATATTATATGGAACTGGCATATAAACCTTCTTCATTTTATCATTATTATCAACAGCACGAAATGTCTGAGTAATCCCAGTTTTTCTTGTTGCATCATATTCAATAGAAGTCATTTCAAATGACATTCTAGGTAACGTTATTTGTACTGGTTTATCTAAGTTACCTTGTTGCTCAAGTCTTGCTAGAAACTTTTGAGTTGGACCATATGCCAATGGAACACTTATAACACTATTGATATTGCCACTAGCATCTTTATGCTTAATGTCAATTTGATTAAATAGTGTTCCAAATGCTACAATGGTTTTACGAATAATTTCGTGGTAGTAATAAGTTCCTAACATTAGTATGTACCGAATGGATTAGACTGTGAAAAGTCTAGAATAAGATCAGCAGATGCTTCAATTTCTTCATTTTGTCTATATTTATCTGTTATTGTATTAGCTGCTGATACATTAATCTGATAGACAGCACCAGACTTAGAACCAGTAATAAGTTCTCCTGGATAGAAACTGCCAGTTGTAATGCCAACTCTTAGAACATTTGTATCAGTGTCCCAATTCTTAACTCTTGCCGATGCTCCAGATCTTAAACCAGTTACAACTTCATTAAACCAATAAGTTCCAATTCCAGTTGTTGCTGCTGCTCCTATTGTTATGGTTGGAGTAGAGAAGAAACCTGCCCCAGCATCTGCAATTCTTATAGCACTAATAGTTCCAGTAGCACTAACCACTGATGTAGCGGATGCTGGTATTTGTGGCGACAATGCTGGTAACGCAATCGATACTGTTGGAGCAGTTGAGTACCCAGATCCGCCATCATTAACAACAATGCTAATAACGCCCTTCCTATCAGTAACAATACCACACGTAGCTGCTGCTCCAGTTCCTCCTCCACCAGATATTGTAATAGTTGGTTCTACGGTATATCCAGCACCAGCATTAATAAGAAGTATTTCTTTAATGGAAGTTATACTATTTCTAGTTGTAGTAATAGCAACTGCTTGAGCATCTGTTCCTCCAGATGGTGCTGTTGTTATAGCAACGGTTGGTGTACTGGTATATCCAGAACCATCATTATTTAAGAATATTTGTCTAATATATCCAGTTCCAACAGTTGATGTTGCAGTAGCATTTGACCCAGATGAAAGAAGTCTAAGATCTACAATATAACCAGTATCTTCAAGAACCTCATCTATTTCATCAATAGATGTATCAAGAACTTCATCTTCATATTCGAATAGTTCACATTGTAGTTCATAAACGTAGTTTTTGCCTAACTGATAAAAAGGTTTTTCATGCTCAACAAACTTAACTTCGAAAAGTCTTTTCCCTAGTGGAAAATAAACTAGATCACCTTCTCTTGGTCTATCAAAAATTGTAATTTCATTATCATCTTCACCTTCCAAAAATGGTGAGATAAAGTCTTCAAAACGTTCTCTTGAAATAATAAGAGATACTTCATCTCTTACACTAACGCCAAACTTTGTCATAATATCTCCTGCACCACTATAACCATCATAGTTATTGAGATATGCTTCTAGGAGAAAATTATCATCAAATTTAGATGATTGAATTTCTTCAATGATAGTCTGTTTTCTAACAAACTTTCTTGGAATGTATGTTACTTCAATACCATATATTTTGAGTTGTTCATTAATCAACTCTTGTATAAGTCTTTGTTCTCCGGAAGAACCTTGTAAGAAAAAGGGATTAAGAGCCATTATCCAATAAAGTCGTAAGGTGGAAGTTCATAATCCATTGCCATTCTCTTAGTTATCTCATCAAGTTCTCTTTCCGCATCATCGTATATTTGTCTACCATTTAGTTCAATACCACCTGGAAGTTTTACTCCATTAAACTTAATAAGGTTTTGACCCCACTGTCTCTTGATAAGTGCTGTCAAGTATTTTTTAAGGAAACTATCGTTATAAACACCAGTAAAAGAATTTGGATCTAATATTCTATAACAATCAATAACAATATAGTCATTCGGACTAATACTCCCCCATTCAACATCTAGATATAGTCTATCTTGTCTTTTATTGTATCTTATTTGCTTATCTGGTGTAAGTAAAAAGTCAATATCCTCAAGATAAGTTTTTGTCATAGCATATTGTAAAAGTTCGACCGAATTAAAATAATATAGATCGTTCAAAAATAGTTGATATTTGATACTAAACATTCCTCCAGAAATAGAGCTAGTATCAAACTTAAATATTTTTTCTATACCAATTACAGAATCTGGTACTTGAATAAAGTTTGAAGTTTCATAAAAGTTTGATGTGGTAGTGCCGTAACCAGTGATAGATGTAGATGTAGCACTAGTAGTTACAATACCGACTGTATTTGTGCTTCCAGTCTCGTTTGTTGCTCTACCTCTATTAATATCTTCTTGAGTAAATCTATACTTCAAGAACATTCTTTCAACACCATCAAAATGTCGTTCTTGGAAATACTGTAAAGCATCATCGACAAGATCATCAATTTGATCGTCATCGACATTTATTTCCAGAACTGGAGCACCCAAACGCCTCAAACAATAATCAATAAGTTCTTGGCGTGTTGATGGTTTTGCCATTAGAATTCCTCAGAGTCTGTACCCGATTTAGTGGATGTTTTTTTAGTTTTTGAAATCAGTTTATCCAACTCAGTTTCTTGTTCTATAATTTTAGAGTTTAAAGATTCTATAGTTTTATTAGCGATGTTCATTTTCGCTTCCAAAGCAATAACTTGAGATAATAAGTCGAATGCTTTTTGTTGATATACTAAAATCAAAGATTTATAATCGTTTTCATTCATTTTTTAGATACAAAAAAGGGTGAGATGCCTCTCACCCATATTTATAAGTTATCTTGTATTTATCAGAATAATCCACCATCAATGGTGATATTTTCTAAGGAGCGTGTTGTTCCACTACAAGAAATGACCTGAGACTGTCCAGCACAGTCATTTACCCATAGACTTCCAATTTCAAAGGAAGCATATGTGGATGCAGTCATAACGCTGGTGGTTTCAGATACATCAGAACCAACCACGACTCTTCCTACAGAGTCATCCCAATATACTGCTGCTTTTTTAGCAGAACCAGAGTAATAGTGGAAGATAACACCAACATCAATATTTGCATCTGATGTAGGTGGGACGAGGTTACCACCACTGTTTATCAGACCAACTTCGATCAGAGAATCTTCAACTTTTAAAGTCTCTGTATTAATAATGGACTGAGAACCAAGAACAGTTAGGTTTCCATTAACTGTAAAACTTGCACTTGCCGTTACATCACCAGTAGAGTCTGTAATGACAAGAGCAGCAGTACCATCTTTTGCTTTGATGTTTGTTGCTTCAATGTTTGTTGCATCAACAGTTGTGGCAACTGTTAAGGTTGAACCATCAAAGGTTAGGTTTCCACTATCCTGGAGAGCACCTGAAGTACCAGCAAGGACAACACGACCAGAAGTGAGGTCTGATACTGTTGCTGAGGATAATACAGTTTCTCCACCTGAAATATTAGCACCACCATTACCATCAATAGCGCCAGTTACTGTAAGACCAGCACCGATAACAACATCAGTTGCGGAAAGATTTGCGATAGTTGAAACGCCTGTGGAATTTATATTTCCACTTACGTTACCTGTTAAGTCTCCCTGTACTCCACCGCTTGCATAGAAATTAGTAGCAGATACCGAGTTATTACTTGCAGTTACACCACTACCAACAGCAAGGACAACTCCATTTGCTATTGATGTGGTTCCAATAGCAAGAGCATAGTTAAATGCAAATGCATCAGTTTCAAATCCAAGAGTCCCACTCTTGAACCACATTAACTGTTTATAAGTATCTGGAAGTGTGTTAATACCAGATGCAGTAAATGATACTAATGGAGATCCCTCAGTAGATGCAATTGCCACTCCAGCATGATTAGCGGTATCCTCATTAGGAGTAATGGAAGTTGTATATCCAAGAATAATATCTTTGTTTTCAATAAAAACATCTTGCCCTCTAAGAGCAACAAAGGTTCCTCCAATTGTTACATTTCCACTAACATTAATATCGCCACCAACGTTTAGATTCCTCTGTATTCCTACACCACCATCAATAATTACAGCACCATTATCATAAGATGTCGATTCGGTAGTTCCCGTGAATGAAACAATTCCAGAAAGTACTGAGTTTCCATGTGATGCAAAACTTTCATCAACTTCAAATATTCCATTTACGAAAAGATCATCTAAAATATGTAAATTATAAATTGTAGAGAATCCAGCAACATTAATTCCATTATTACCAACTACTATTCCATTAAAAGTGGAAAAACCAGTTACATTTAAGTTTTCGCTAAGATTTAAACTTCTTGCGTAAATATCTGCCCATCTATTAGATAATGATCCCAGATCATAATATACATCTGTGGTTGGGATAAGATCGGATGCAAATTCTCCGCCAACAATAACATCATCAGATCCAGAATCACCAAGATTAATTGTTCCGCCACGGAATGTTACTACACCGACAAACTCCGAATATCCACCAACATGTAGGTTTTGCTTAACCGTTAGGTTTTTAGCAATACCCATACCTCCGTCAAGTTGAACGGAACCAGTATTTTCGTCACCTAAAGTATTATCCGTAGTGTTGGTTACAGTTGTAATACCAGAGATATCAGTGGATGCTTCAATATTCAGATGACCCTGAATCGTGGTAATACCAGTCAGAGCTGAGTTAGCAGAACCAGCACCCCAAGTTAGATTTCCATTTCCATCATTAGTGAGAACGGAACTTACAGCACCTTGAGTTCCTGGGAAAGTATATGTTACAATACCAGCAAGAGATGCTGGTGCCGCAAGACTAATATAGTCCGAACCATTTGAACTACCTTCAACAAGGTTAACTGCAGAACCAGTACTTTCAGTTTCTACTCTCCAAAATCTGGATGAACCTACAAATTTATTAGTTGCTGTTTCTGAAGTTAAACCAACATATAGATCGTATCTATCTGTTGTAAACCCGGGTTCACCTGCCCTCAATCCTGGGAGATTATTAAATAGACCCCTCTTAAACTGTAATACAGGAGCAGCCATTTTTTAACTTTACCTTTTTTATCTATTTATTCCAAAAAATTATTCAAAAATTGCCATAATCAATTACATCATTAGGTACTGCATCAGCAAGATCCATTACATATGCTGGAGTAACATGTATATACTTATTAGTTGTTGAATCATACATCAAAATAGAATAATTTGCTTTAGCAGTTATATCAACGTCAGTTAAATCTGCAACAGATGATGTTGCAGATTTGTTGGAAGCAATAACTCTGATTCCTTGTTTTTGACCGACCCTAACATTGATGTTTGCCATTAGCGAGTAACTCCTTTACTTACCAATACCATTCCCTCAACGACTCTTGTTATATATGAAAAAGAATCTGTAACAACTACATCATAAACATACCTGCCTTCTTTTAGGTTTGCTGTTTGTGTTGTAGATAAACCAATTCTAATTTGTCCACCAGCACTACTATAAACACTAGTAGTAAATGTAGTTACACCAGTAGCACCGGGATGTTTTCTCATTTCAGCTTTAATATTATATCCACTTAAATTGAGTGGAGAATTTGTTCCACTAT